GCGGTGATTACAATGTTGTATAATTCAGCTTGATAACCTACATTCAAACTCTCTGCCCATTTATGAACTCCACCGATGTAAACAATGTCTATCACTTCAGACGATGGCAAATCATTTATTTTATTTCCGTTCCTGATAAACACATCCTCGGGAGTTTCATTGTCGAAAGCATCCCAACACATCAACTCATTTACTTTTGAATAAAGTGTATTTACAACAGGCTTTTGTTTTACCGAAAAATCATAATATCCACTCATACGTTTAAATTTATTGGCGTGACTTTTGTACCATTGCCATCCATGTTATCAATAAATACTTCCATTGCTCCAAAGGTTCCAAAATTTTGATTGGCTCTCACATTTGCGATCCCTATAATCGGACTATCGGTATAATTTTCATCAATCGGATAATAAATAAGTATTCCGTTTACTTTTAAATTTATTGCTTTATCATACTTTGATACAGCATAATTCACAAAATTTTGATGTTGAATGCTTGTATTTTTTAGTAAAATTGGAAGTACGTCATTTTTAAGAAATAGTATTTCATTTTGCATCATCCGAAAAGCATATTCCTTTTCCGGTGCAATTGTTTCTAAATACTTTTCTTTTCCGGCTATTAGCTTTTTTAGCTTAATAACTTCTAAGCTGTCATAATTTCCCATGACTATTTGATTTTAATATAATCAATTCCATCGATGCGCTCAATTGCAAGTTCACCATTTTTTATTTTTGTATTAATGGTTGGTCTACTAATCATATATTTTTTAGCATAGTTCGATTTACTTATTAAATCTGTTCGGATTGTTATTCGTTTCATTGTATTTTGTTAATTTGTTTTTAATTTGGATAACCATTGTAATGAAATTTGTGTTCTGATTCAATCATTTTACAATCTGTTAAAAATTAGTGGTAATAAAGCCCGCTTTAATTTGCGGGCTAAATTGTCCTGCAAATATACAACAATTTTCAAATAAAATACTATTTCAGCAATTATTTTTCAAAAATAGTCAGAAATAACCCAAAAAATATTATTTTTTTCTCAATAATTTGTTAATAATACTTAAAAATAATATGATAAGTATTTGATTGTCAACCAATATTTAGTTAATATTATTTTATTATCAAAAAAGTGTGTTTGAAAACTCCTTATAGAGAAAATATACAGCGTGCAAATTGTACAACAAAACATACAAATAATAATAATATAATAATATTTTAAATAATATAGGTTTTAGGTACTTGTAATAAGCCTTTACCCTTGTTTATTAACATTATATTATTATTATTCACATTTAAAAAATAATATTTTGCCCTATTTCCCCACTTTTTCACCCAAATTTCACTATTATCAATTTTATTTGTATATTTGCAACGATTAAACTTATTAACAAAATGCAATATCCCGAGATTGAAAAACAAAGAATTTTTGATGAGATTTGTGATGTTATCATAAATGGAAAATCTTTGCGCACTGCATTAAAAGAAGTTAAATTATCATCGCAAACATTTTTTATTTGGATAAGAGATAGTGAAAAACTGTCAAAACAATACGCGCAAGCAACCATCGAAAGAGCTGAATTAATGTTTGAGGACATGTTCGATATTGCAGATGAAGAAGCTAAATTAACTAAAACTAAGTTTGGAACGACCGTTGATACCGGGGATGTTCAGCATAAAAGGGTAAGAATTGACACGAGAAAATGGGCATTAAGTAAAATGATCCCTAAAAAATACGGTGAAAATCCGGAAGATACTACTCCAAAAAATAAAATAAATTCAGAAAAATTAAGATTAATTGCATCAGTTTCATCTTCAATTATACCAAAACACTACAAACATTTCAATACTGTTAACGATTGGACGCTGTCGGAGGGCGGTTCTCGGTCCGGAAAAACTTATAATTTTTTGCTTTGGGCTTATTTGCAAACATTAATCGGGAAATTTGACCTGAATATTATTGCACCATCTCACAAAATGCTCGAACATGGATCTTTTTCTGATATAAAAAAGATTTTATCCATTTTTGATCCATCGATTCATATACCATTGAGGCCAACAAAGTTAGATTTATACGGTTCTACATGGATTTTTGAGGTTGTTACATCCGAAAATGAAGCAAAACGAAATAGGGACAACGTTTTTGTTAACGAAGCGGATGGTATTTCTGAAGTTGTTGCTAATTTATTAGGCCGTGCAAGTGGCCGAAAGTTTATTGACTTCAACCCTGTTAATAAATTTTGGGCTTCAAATAAAATAAACGAAGATGAAAGTAATATTTTGCGCTCGAGTTGGACCGATAACCAATATTTAACAGAAAATCAACTACAATGGTTCGCAGAATTAAAAGATAAAGGTGAATTTGCAGAGGATGGCAGCCCTGAAAGTTATGCTTATCAGGTCTATTATTTAGGAAAATATTCTATATTGTCCGGCAAAGCATATGAATTAACCGACTTTGATTTAAGAGATGAAGTTCCTGAAAAATTTGATTATATGATTTCTTACTCAGATCCTTCGCTTGGTGTTGGTTCTGATTATTTCGCTTCATTGTTATTTGGAATTAAAGATAAACAAGTTTGGGCGGTTGATGTAATTTTTTCACAATTTGTTAAGTCAGGAGGGTTTCACGAGCAACTAAAACTTTGGGATAAACAATACGGAAACATTATTGACCATTATGCAGAAAAGAACGGAACATCCGGAGTTGTAACAAAAGCGGTCAAAGAGATGTACGATGGTGTTTTAACAGAAGTCGCAAACGGTGACAATAAAGCAGCGGATATTATAGTTTATTCAACCACTGCAAAAAAATTTAAGTTCAAAAAATCTGCTAAAATGATAGAATTTATCAAACAATGTGTTGATTTTCCGAACAATGAACACGATGATGCACCTGATTGTTTGGCTCGTGGCTCAAAAATTTTACTTAAATATTTTGATTTATAGAAAAATTTAATAAAATATATTGATTAATAGAAAAAAACATTTATATTTGCAGCATGAAATCAGGAAAATTAATATATAAGGCTGACATTGATGGAGATTTAACCGTCGAACAGCAAATTATTGAAGCTGATTATGATTCCAGAAAAGGCTCTGAACGTTCTCGTGAATGGAAATTTGAATTTGCTTTGAGATACGATATAACACGAACAGTTATTAACATACTTTCAAATAGCTCAATCAAATATAATGGATTAACGAATTCATTTTGCGAAAGTTTTCAAAAACATTTAACAGATATTTTTTTTCAGTTGCATGACAAGGGCGAATGCTTCTTAAAAATTGATGAAGATGTTAGAATTTTAAATGTAAATCAAACGGGTGGTCAAATAAAACTAATTGATCCGGCTTTTAAAATTACAGGATTCACTCAAAAAATTGCAGCGAGAAAGGCTCTCGATATGTATGGAGTGATAACCGATGCAGCCTATTCTGTAATTGATGAACGTGGAGTAATGGGAATGTTTTCACCACAAAAAGATACAGTTGTGAAGCCCGGAGCAACCAACAAGCTATATGAAGCAATGAAATCTTTGTTTGGAGTTAAAAAAGGGCAAAGAAAATTTATTGTTACTGAAGTGCCGATGACTTATTCAGGTGTTTCGATTCCTGTTAAAGATTTGGACTTATTAGCAAATAAAAAAGATGCAGTCGCGACAGTGGCCAGAATTTACGGAATCGGTGAGGATATGATTCAGGGCGGTGCAATTTTTGCAAACAAACAAAATGCCATCATTCAAACATATTCCGATTACAAGGGATTAATCTACGGATGGATTAACCAAATTGAAAGTCAATTGATTTCATTCAGAAACATTGAAAATTATGAAGTAACTTTTTCAGGCGTTCCACAACTCGAAATAACACAAACAAACGGTTATCAACCTTTAACAATTCAACAACCAACAGCATAATGGAAACAAAAGAACAAATATATTACGGAAAAATTGTTAACATTGACGAGGTCGCAAAATACATCGAATGTAACATTTTACATTTTGACACTGCTAATGAAAATCGATGGAGAGCCTTAACTGGGAGCCTAGATGCTTTTCTTGTTCGAATGGAAAAGGCAAAGAAATTTGTAACAGCTTGTTATCAACATGAAGAAAGTATTGTCATTGGGCTTTGGAAAGAATTAACAATTACTGGCAACGTATTATCGGGTAAACTTTTCTATGTTGAAACGCAATTTGTAAAAGATACAGTACTGCCATTATTAAAGGCAGGAGCTTTACAGGGTGCATCTCCATCGATAGCACCAATTAGAGATTCTTACAATCAGGATTTGGGACTTTGGGAAATTCTGGAAGGTGCATTATGTGAAATTTCGCTTGTTGGTTTACCTGCTGATTTAAAAGCGGATATATTAACTATACAAGCATCAATACAAGCAAAAAATAAAAGTGATTTTGAATTTGATTTATTAACTTTATAAAATTTTAAAAAAATGAACAAACATTTGTTAGTAGTCAAGAATATTCTTGACAAGAAAAAAACAGCCGTAAAGGCTAAACTTGCTCAGGCTTCTTTGACTCCTGAACAAAAAACACAACTTGATGAAGTTATGTCGCAAATTGATGAAGCGATAACCGCATTGGACGCAGCAACAGCAGAAGCAACAGCCGAAGAAATTGCAAGCATTTTCTCAAAGGCAGTTGAAACACTTTCGGCAATTACCGATCAATCAGTTGCACAAGTACAGACCGATGTACAGGCAATGATTAACAAATTGCAAGCAAAAATCGAAGTGCAAGCAGAAAAACGCAAAAAGG